TTTATCATTTAAATTCACATCAGATGGTAGAATGGAGTGGAGGTCTTATAGATATTCTGGTTATTGTGATACTGATTCAGGATTTACCGAAACCAATTATATATCATCAGGTCAAACCGAACAAATGTTCGAGGAACCATTTTTAAGTAATAATGACTTAATATTCAATGTTGCAATTACTTTCAAACGTTATTCCGAATATACAGATTGTGATATTGCAAATGAGGGTGGTTATAATGACATGATAACCGGAGTCACTGTTAGTAATCCAATGGATACACTAACGGGTGCAACTGAAGACGTGTCATTTATTGAGGTGTTAAATGAAAAGTGGTGGAATGAGAGAAATAAAAGATTAGGTACTTTGTCAATATTTGTAAACGGTAAAAGAATTTACAAATTAGAAAATTGGGAAGAGATTATACCGTCAGTTAGGGATGGAGAACACCTTATTGAACACGTTTGGGGTGGTGGATTATTTTATTCAGGTGGTATTCATGAATCTTCAGATACGTCTTTTAGACTTGAAAGATTTAAGTATTATGAAGAACCACTAAACCCAATACAGATAAATCATAATTATTTAACATCCGTTAAACCATATTATAATATAACAGATGTTACAAATACATGTAGTGACGTTTTGAATAGGTTCACGGATGTGGGTATTTTATCTGAAAATAGTGAAAATTTATTAACTGAGGACAATAATATATTATTATATTAAACTATTTATCTAAATGGCAAGTAAAAAAATATCCCAATTATCTACATCGACAAATCCACCATTAAGTGGTGTAACTGCGGTTGTACATGGTGGCACAACATATCAATCAACATTATCTACTTTAAGACAAACATTAGTTGATAGTGGTTCTCACTCATTTACGGGGAGCCAAACAATTAATGGTGATTTAACAATAACAGGAAAAATACCAAGTTTAATTATTGGTACCGGGTCATTTCAAAGTGGTCAAGACATACAACCTGAAATATTACATGTTCAAAATAGTGGGAGTTATAATATAGCATATTTTCAAGCGAATAATCCATACTACGCACAAATAAACATTAAAAACACTAATAGTGGTTCATTTGCCAGTACGGATTTAGTATTAACCGCAAACAATGGTAGTGAGGTTATTCATTATGTTGATTTGGGTATTAACTCATCAGGATATGGTGGTAGTGCTGTTGGTTGGGAAAACGATTCTTATTTAATTAACTCAGGAAAAGATATGTATGTTGGAACATTAGGTGGGGTTCAACATCCATCTGAGGTTAAGTTATTTACCATGGGTAATTGGCAAACTCCACATATAACTTTACATACAGGAACAACAATTAGTTTTAATACAGGTTCAGTATCTGACGGTTATGAATATGAATTTAGTGGTAGTCTTAATTTATTACATAACATTAATGTAAATGGAATTACAAATTTAGGTTCAACATCTGAAACAATTATACCATTAAATAACCCAACAACGGGTTATACTCATGACTTCACAAGTGGTTCAATTTTATATGTTACAGGTGTAACAGGTAACACTACAATTGATTTAGTAAATGTTCCTACTACTAATAATAAGGGTATTGGTTTAACTGTGATGATTGAGCAGGGAGCAACCGCATATATGATTGATTCTCTTAAAATAAACACGGATGATGAGGGTCCGGTGACAATTATATGGTCAGGTGGTTCATTACCGTCAGGTAATCCAAATTCTTATGATATTGTATCGTTTAGTATTTTAAAAATAAATGGTACTTGGAAAGTATTCGGACAATTAACAACATTCTAATATGCCATTAATTTCGTTATTTACAAGTAATTTTAAACCAATTGGTAATTCATTTAGGGATACTGGTATCAATATTCCCTCAAATGATTTTAATTATACAATCATTCCAAATAATGATTTAACGTATATTTTTATACCCGATAATGACTTATTTAATACGTTTATAGTTGATAATGATATTCAATATATATTATTACCCGACAATGATATTAATAATGTTTTATTACCAAATAATGATACAATTTATACATTAATACCAAATAATGATAGTACGTATACTTTAATCCCAGTTAACGATTTAGAATATACAATATTACAACCATTAATTAGTCCAACACCCACACCAACTATAACACCAACACAAACACTAACACCAACGCCTTCATTTACTCCAGTTACACCTTCATTAGTAACTTCGGGATTGGTAATTCAACTTGATGCAAATGATATTTCAAGTTATCCTGGTACAGGTACTACAGTTTACGATATCACTGGAGGTTTTAATCATACATTAACAAACACACCATATACCGAATTAAATACTATAAAATGTTTTGATTGTAACGATGAAGTTTCAACAACATACATTAGAGTAAATGGTTCTGGTCCTACATTACCAACTTCAGGTTATACTTACGTAACTTGGGTTAAGTTTAGAAATATTAACACAACATATAGAACATTATTTAGAACCACACCAAATGACCATCCAATTTTAGTGGATATTTCATCTAATAATTTAGGTTATTATGATAACGATAACAATATTTTTAGCAATTCGGGATATGATATTTCATCTATAATTGATACTTGGGCTCAAATAACAGTTGTTGGGGATTCTTCAAGTAGTATTTTCTATGTTAACGATACCCAAGTTGGTACCGTTGATTATGGTGCTGGTGGTAATAGTCACGATACTTGGGGTTCTATCGAAGGACAACCTACCGGGTATGTTGCCAATATGTATTACTATGATAGAAAACTATCAATTTATGAAATAAGACAACATTATTATTATTTATCTTCAAGATTTATTGAACCGTCACCAACACCAACACCGTCTATAACACCAACAAATACAATTACACCAACAATAACACCAACAAATACTGTCACACCAAGTGCAACATCTGTTTATTGTGATACATTTACCTTTAATAATGTTGACGCAACCACAACTTATAATAGTGCAACTGGTGGACCAGATGGTGGATGGACTTCGTCAGCATATTCTACAGAAACATATACTAATCCCGTATCTGTAACATTCCAAACTTCAGCAAATGGTAACTATCTTATGGGTGGTTTTTCTACTAACCCAACTTCATATGAACAAACATATCAAAATATAAGATATGGACTTTATGTACAAAATGGCTTCTTAGAGATTTATGAAGATGGTGGTCAGGCAACAGTTCCGGGTAGTATGGAAAATTTATCAACTGACATATGGAAAGTAGAATATGATGGAACAAATGTTAAATACTATAAAAATGGTAGTTTAATTTATACATCATCAAACCCTGTAACACAACCATTACATATATTCTTTGCTCTTTTAACACCTAATGAAGGGGTTACTAATGTTTGTGTTATTGGGACACCTGACCCAACCCCTACACCAACAGTAACACCAACACCTACATCAACTGAAACACCAACTCCAACTGTAACGAGTACACCAACACCTACTCCGACAGAAAGTCCTATAGATTTCTCAATTGGGTCGGCTTGTGATAATGGTGGTGTTGTTTATACATATAACCATACCGGTGGTTCAGGTCAATATGATAGAGGTACAGGTGAGTACGATACCGAATCTGAAGCATTAAATGAAACTCAATGGATTGGCGTTCCAAACCCGAATAGTTATGTTACAAGTGGGGTTGGGGAACCTTATATCACTAAAACATATTGGGTTGCAGTAAGAGATAGAAACAACCAATCAAATATCGTTGTAAAATCAATATTAGTAGATTGTGCACCAACACCAACACCTACAGTTACACCAACAAATACTGTAACTCCAACAAATACACAAACAAATACCGTTACACCAAGTATCACACCAACACAAACAGTAACTCCAACAAATACAGTTACACCAACACCAAGTCGGACACCGTTAGATTTCTCAATTTCGGGTATCTGTCAGAATGACGGTTCAATTAGTATAAGTAATCTTGTTGGCTCCGCATCTAATAATTACCAATATACTGGAGGAATACATACTACTGAAAATAGTGCACTTAATGCAACTTTTTGGGCACCTATAGTTGGTGGAAATAATGGAGTTGTAATCATAGGTTCAAGCGGAACATATTGGGTGGCTGTAAGGGAGACCGAAAATCCTTCAAATATTATTGCGAAGTCGGTAACAATTAATTGTGTTGAAACGAGTGGTTTAGTTTTACATTATGACCCATCTAGAACGGCATCATACCCAGGTACCGGAACAACAATTACCGATTTGACTGGTCAGGGTAGACACGGAACGATGTCAAATATAACATTTACATCACCATACTTTACATTTAATGGTACCTCTTCTCAAATTTCAGTTACCGATAGTATAGGATTAGAACCACAAAGTGGTGATTATACAATTGAAGTTTGGGTTAATCAATCCGTAGCAGGTAATGACGTTGTACTTGGTAAATTTAACGCAGGTGGATTAACACAAAATGTTGGTTATAGTATTAGAACCACAAGTTCAACATTTTACGCACAATATGGTTCGGGTTCTGGTTCTGGAGCAACATTATTTCAAAATAGTACAAATCACACAGCAACAATTGATACTTGGTATCAACTAGTTTATGTATTCACTAACATTGCCACCAAAACATTTGAAACATTTGTTAATGGTACAAGTATAGGTAGTGTAAGTCATAGTTTATCAAGTATATTAAACACCACCACGAATTTATATATAGGTTCATATAATAATGGTGAATATCCACAGTGGTTTGATGGTAAAATTGGTATAGTAAGAATGTATAATAAAGCATTAACCTCATCGGAGGTTTTGGGTAATTACAATACGGACAAATCAAAATACGGATTATAAAATAAAAAACAATAAAATATAAGAGATACGATAAAATAAGATATTTATATAAAAACACAAAAATAACAAACTATGGCAGTAGGAGCAAGAATATCAAGTACTAATCTAAGTGGTAAAACGGCAACAGTAACGTTTACACCATATACAGGGTCAACATCGGGTACAACTCAAAACCTTGGAACTAAGGTGATTCCTTTTAATAACATCACGGCACATCCGTATGGTGACTACTCGATTTATTTACCTGAGTATGATTATACATACACTGTAAACGTACCACAACCATCTAACAACCCACAAACAGCCGTGTTTGTTGATAGAATGGTAGGTTCGAATAACTACGGAGCAGCATTCTTAAATTTCTCAGATTTTACTGCAGAAATTATCGACTTAGGTGTTGATTCATCATATTGGTCCAATTCAAATGTTTATCCACTACAAGATTCGGGATATATGTATGAATTTGGTTCGAGTTCTAACGGTGGTGAAAGATTAGTAATTTTCACCAACGAAAGTGGTTCGGAAATTGGTAGATATTCGGGAGCGACGGATAGTTATGATGGAAGTGCATTAGATGGTAGAATAGTAACATTTGAAGATAGTGAAAATGGTGTTTTAACATATTCAAACGGTACAGATGTATTCACATATACTTGGGACCCTGAAACACACTATATTGATATTGAATATGATTGGTATGCGGTTACTTCGAACAATACATTTATTGTTAAAAAGAATGAAGTGGGTCAATGGAACGATAATGGTAACGGTCAATCATATCTCATCAACGGTAATGATGGTACAACAACATCATTCAAAACTTGGACTGATGGAACACAAGTTAGACATAAAATGATGCCAAATACTGATTTTATAGTTGTTGAAACACAATCTGGTAATACATACACAAATCTTCAAATATGTAACGCAAGTGGAACAACTTTACAAACAATTTCATTAACAGGTGCAACATATACCGATAGAAATGATGATTTTTTAGGAAGTACCAAATATTGTGTAACGTACTACAACTATAATGACGATGAAGTTGATTATAAAATCATACATTATAATGGTGAAACAGAAACATTAAGACAGACAACTCACGTTAGAGGTGCTAATTTTTCGTCCTTTAATATGGATGGAGATGAGGATTTTTGGGCAAACGATAGTGCAGAAAAAACCGGTGGTGTTGTTATCACTTTTTACAACGATATAAGTGGTACACCTATTGGAAATGTGGTTAGTTATTGTGACATTATGTATATGTTAGACAATCAAACAACATTTAACACATACACCGCAGCAAATAATACAGAAATTCAAATTAGTTCTTATGGTCAATTAAGTAACATATATAGAGCACCTATTAGTACAGGTAATTTTTTTGAAATATTAACGATTTCAACAACAGGTGGAACAATTACAACTACCAATATACCTATTTCAGGTATTACCAATGTGAACAATTATTATTTAGGCGATAGAACTGTCTATGTTATTTTAACTAATGATAATAATTACCTTGATGCGTTATTAATAAATGTGAACGGTTCTATAATGGACAGAGTTAGTAAAACATTAAATAGTTCGTATAGTTATTCAATGAATTCACAAGGAAGATTAGGATATCTTGCGATTGATACGGATGAAGGTGATGAGGGTTATTATGTTTATAGTGGTTCGACTGGATTCACATCAACAGACTATTATGACAACACAGACACACCTAATACGTACTATACCGATACATTCCAAGAATCTGAAGTTATGCTTCTTTATAGTGAGGGTTCAGGTACAGGATTTAGAGTTTTATCAACAACGGGAATAACCTCTGATTTCCAATTTCCATCTCATAACTATAAATCTACTTTGGTCGGTGAAACTAAAATTATGCTTGTTTATCAAGATGATATTAGTAGTGTGACAGTAATTAATCTTTATAATTTTTCTGGTCAACTATTAAAATCTCACCAAACAGCGTACAGCGGATATGATGACGCTTACGGAATTGGTGATAGATTCTTTGTTAAATTTAATGGTAGCGAAGGAAACGAATTTTTCTTAGTTAGTGAAGAAACAATAACATCTCTAATATTAGATGATGATGATATTGAATGGGCACCAAACGATTATAACTGGTGGGATGATTATTGATAACTAATTAATAACTAAATTAAAAAATTTAAAAAGAAATTATGAAAATATTAGATGTAAATACAATAGTAAAAAAAGATGGTCAAAAGATTAAAAGAGTTTCAAAACATTTTAATACGAATGAACCATTAACAGTAGAACATATTAAAGGTGTTATTAAGAGTGAATTAGGATTTCCGTTTGAGGTGGTAAAAGAACAATTTTACTATATGTCAAAAGAACTAAAAGACGCAGATACTGCACCATTCAAATCAGGTAACGAATTTATTTTAACGATTAAATAATGGAATTTTTTATAAGACAAGGAGCGACTGACCCGATATTGAAAATGCGTTTAATCGATGACGGAAAAAATGATAAGTCATCATTTAACGACATGCTTGAAAGTGGTTCAACAATCACATTCGAGATGTTTGACGTTAAAACAAATGAGTATTCAATATTGGGTAGTCCATGTCTTGTAACAACAAGAACTAAAAAATTTAATAATACTACTGACGAGTATTATATCACACATAGATTTACCACAGAACACACATCGGTAAAAGGAAGATTCGAGGGCATTATTACAATCACATTTGCCGATGGTAATATATTGATTATGCCAATCAAAGAAAAACTATACATAAACGTAATTTGATAATTTAGTATTTTATATTTATATTTGTAACATCAAGACAAACTACGGAAGTACCGTAAGCTAATGTGTCACTTAAACAAATAAAGTATGAAAGAAGTAATCTCACAGGAGGTTATCGAGAACTTCCTGAACGGGGGTGACGATGAGAAATACATCGTTGGTGTCGAGTACGACTACCCCACAAACATGATTTCAAAAATCATTCAAGACCCTGAAAAGGGTAAAATTGTTAAATCAGATTCATTCACACCATTTTTGTGGGTTGGTGACTTAACCGAGTTTAATTTCTACGGTGGGTCCAAACAAAAACAAAAACAGATGATGGGTAAGTACGGTATCATCATTGATAAGTTGGATACTCACGGTGATGAACGACTTGAATCTGGTATGAAATTCTTGGTTAAAAGTATTAAGACATACACCGACCTTATCAGTTTCTTTAAGACGGGAGGTATTGACCCTTGGGGTGAACACACAAAACAATGTTTTACTATCTTATCACCGGTAGAACAATATCTTGTTCAAACAAGAAAACGACTATTCAAAGGTATTGAGGATTATGCTGATGTGTATCGATTTGTATTCGATATTGAGACCACAGGTTTAGACCCTGAAACTTGTAATATCATTTTGATTGGAGTTAAGGATAACCGTGGTCTACAAGAAACAATTCCCGCATTTGGTGAGGATGGTGAAAAGAAATGTATTGAAAGATTCTTTAATTTAATTAGAGAACTAAAACCAACAATCGTTGCCGGTTATAACTCCGCATTCTTTGACTTTCCATTTATCTTAAAGCGTGCAGAAATTTTAGGTGTCGATGTTCAAGGTTTAACTAAAATCTTGACGGGTACGGGGATGAAAGAAAAGAAAGGTGTATTGAAACTTGCCAACGAAATGGAGGATTATGTTCAACATGTGATTTGGGGTTTTAATATTATTGATATTGCACACTCTGTTCGTAGAGCGCAAGCCATCAACTCAGAGATTAAATCTTGGGGTTTGAAGTATATCACTCAATATTTGGAGAAAGAAAAACCTAATCGGGTTTATGTAAAAGGTAATAAGATTTCTGAAATATATCTTGAGAATGAGAGTTATTATGTAAATCCAAAAACGGGTGGTTACAAAATGATTGGTGAACCGGGTACTCAGGATTTACTTACAAGATTCCCCGGTAAGTTTGAAATATGGACAGGTAGAAAGATTGTCGAACAATATCTTGATGATGACCTTTATGAGACAATGATTGTTGATGACTCATTCTCTCAGTCAACATTCTTATTGTCAAAACTTGTACCAACAACATATGAGAGGATAGCCACAATGGGTACCGCTACATTATGGAAGATTATCATGTTAGCATGGTCATATGAAAACAATTTAGCAATACCAGCAAAAGATTCAAAACGACCATTCACTGGTGGTTTGTCTCGTTTATTAAATGTGGGTTACGCAAAGAACATTGTGAAGTTTGACTACTCATCCTTATATCCATCAATTCAATTGGTGTATGATGTGTTTCCTGCTTGTGATGTTATGGGTGTACAGAAATCTATGTTGAAGTATTTCCGTAACATTCGTATTAAATACAAACACCTTGCCGGTGAATTAAAGGATAGTGACCCCGTTGCTGCCGAGATGTACGACCGTAAACAATTACCAATCAAGATTTTCATTAACGCATACTTTGGTTCATTATCTGCACCACATGTATTCCCTTGGGGTGAGATGGATTCGGGTGAAACGATTACTTGTATCGGTCGTCAATGTCTTCGTATGATGATTATGTTCTATATGAAAAAAGGATATAAACCACTTGTAATGGATACAGACGGTGTGAACTTTGAAACACCTGAAAGTGCAGCAGATGCTGTATACATTGGTAAAGGTCTTAATGAACTTGTTAAGGAAGGTAAAGAATATCGTGGTATTGAAGCACACACCGCCGAATTCAATGATATCTTTATGCGAAACGAAATGGGTCTTGATATTGACTACACCGCACCATCTTGTATTAACGTATCTCGTAAGAACTATATCATCAAGTTGATTAAGAAAGGTAAAGAGAAAATCAAATTGACCGGTAACACCATTAAATCAAAGAAGTTACAACAATATGTTGTGGAGTTTTTGGATGAGGGTTTAAAGTACTTGTTGAATGGTGATGGTTTATCATTTGTTGAGTTGTATTATGATTATGTAGAAAAGATTTACAATAAAGAGATTCCATTATCAAAGATTGCCAATAAGGCTCGTGTTAAACAATCGATTGATGAGTATAAGAAGTATGTAAAGAAAACCACTAAATCGGGGTCTCTTATGTCAAGACAAGCACATATGGAATTAATCATGATGAGTGATTATCCCGCCGGTCTTGGTGATACCATCTATTATGTGAATAACGGTGAAAAGAAATCTTCGGGTGATGTTCAGAAAATTACAAAACCCACAAAGAAACAACAAGAAGAATTCACTGCAAAAAACGGATACCCAATGCCGGATGGTTATATTGAAGTTAATTGTTATATGATTGATGAAAAGGAGATTACAAATAATCCCGATTTATTGGGTGATTATAATGTTCCTCGTTATTTAACAAACTTTAATAAACGTGTGGAACCTTTATTAGTTGCGTTTAGTCCAAGCATTCGTGAAGACATTCTTATTGAAGACCCTAAGGATAGACAATACTTTACCAAGTTACAATGTGAACTTGTTAATGGTCATCCACTTAAAGAAAGTGGTCAAGATAAGTTTGATGAGGTTATGACCTTATCGGATAGTGAGGTTGTCTTTTGGAATAAAGTAGGTCGTGACCCATTCTTTATGTATGTTGAAGATAGTTTGGAGCTTGCCGACCAATATTGGGTAGACCATAATAGAAAGGTTCTACTTTTACAAGCAGAGAGTACTGTAAGTAATGAAGACGAAATTATCGGGAATACCGATACTGATGCAGTGTTACACGCAGTTGAAGTTTAGAACGATGTAATTGGAGTTTGGAATGCTCTATATTTCAATGACTTATTAAGATTTTCAGCCTCGGCACCTTTTCTTTCGAGAAGTTTGTCGGGGCGAAGTCTTTCAAGTCTTGCCATTAATTCTTCAACCAATTTAGATTTTTCATCTTTACCTTCTGTAAGTAATGAAGTGTAATCTAATTTTAATTCAGAATCAGGAACTTTAAGGTCTCCACTGAATTTACCCCAAATTCTACCTAAACCTTCTTTGGAATATGCTATAAGATATTTTCTAACCCAGTTTTGTGCGGGTTGATTTAAGTCAGACCATTTTAATTCTTCTGTTTGTACATCCGATGGTAATCTAATAATATCTTTATTTTTAGCAAGACACTCATCTCTATCTTTAGTGTTAGTATCATAATACCAATACCAAACTTGGTAATTGTTTGATTGTGTTGAACCAAAGTCAAATCTACCACCCGGCACATTATATAAGTGTACAATTTTGGTACCTTCAGGACCCGCAGTAATTCTATATGTTAAATCTCCACCAATCAATCTATTCTTAATACTTCTATCTTGCATTCTCAATAAAAGGTCGTTAGCCGGCATCATAAAATAAGAACCCGCAGAACCAATTTGTGCAAAACCACCAATACCACCAAAACCCACACCACCAATACCACCAAATCCACCTAAGAATGGGTCAATAATTGAATCTGTTAATTCAGCACGTGTAAACCATAATAACTCATTGATTTCACGACCTGCAGGTAAAATATATGTTTGTGTACCACCTGAAACGGTAAAGAAGTCTTTTTTCAATTCACTATCACCACCTGTCTGTAATCCGACGATTTTAGAATATGCATGTGTAAATTGAGTTTCATAATCTAAACTTCTTGTTGTGAATGCTCGTGTTAAAGATGCCGTGTCCAAGTTTAATCCGGCAAGTGCGGACCATTGTGATTCGATTAACCAATCTGATACGTATTGCTCGTATTCTGATAAAGATAATTCCAAAAAAGTATCCATCTGTTCTTCGGTAAGTTCAATACCACGAACAGGCATACCTAATAAATGAAACACTTGAGTGTATAACTTATCTTTTTCTTCGGTAGTAATAATTGATGATGCCATAATTGATTTATTCTTATAAATACTTTATATTTAAGATATGAACAAGATATTAATAGAACTTTTTGAAATTGGTGGTAGGTACAATTATGAATTCTCCTATAAAATGGGTGAGGGTGAAAATAGTGCGAGTGTTGATTTAGAGGGTAAAAAGATTGAAGTCTTTATTGGGAACCCAAAAGATGAAAATTTAAATGAATTATTAAAAGGTGTTTTAAATGAATTAAAAGACTTTCTGTTTAAATAAGTTGCTTTAATAAGTCTTTACCAAAAGTTTCAGAATATTCACCGTCACCCATAACTTGGTCGATGACACCTTTTTTCTTCTGTAGAATATTATAGATAATTTTTTCAATAGTATTCTCAAATACAGGATAGTAAACAAGTACACTATTTTTCTGTCCATATCTATACGCTCTATCTTCACCTTGAGAGTGGTCTGCAGGTACAAATGATAAGTCATTCATAATAACAACCTCAGCGGCGGTTAATGTAATACCAACACCCGCAGCTTTAATATTTCCTATGAATACCTTTATTTTATCATCGGTTTGAAATCTATCAACATTTTCCTGACGTTTATCTTTATGCATACGTCCGTCAAGTGTTACTGAGTTCTTTTTATATTTCTCATGTAACATATCCAATGTCATAGTAAAATTGGTTAAAACAATAACCTTTTTACCCTGTTCAATACATTTGTCAATTATTTCACAAGTATATGGAATTTTTTCGTAAGAAATTAATTGTCTAATTTTCATTAAACGATTTAATGTAACTGTAATGGTTTCATCATTCTTTTTATCATTGGTGATACGTGCAAATTCTTCTAATTCCTCATCGTACATTTTACTATTAAGTTCAACGAATACCGGTGTAACAATTTTTTCAGGTAAATCAAGAATGTCAGTTTTCATTCTACGAAGAACTAAATTCTTTGTTCTTTCACGAAGTTCATCTAAATTACTTGCACCGTTTGTATTCCATACTTTACGATTACCAACTCTAAATTGATAACCGGCACAATATCTACGAACATATGATTGCCAATTTAATGTTAACGGAGATTCAACAATCTTTAATAAGTTGAAATAGTTAATTGGCCTTGATGTCATAGGTGTACCTGTTAATAACCAAACTTTTGGGATTTGGTCAAGTACGTCATTTAACAATCTTGTTCTGTTTGCGGTTGCATTTGAAATGTAGTGAGCTTCATCTACGATTGCCAAGTCAAAACCGGCATTAACCAATAACTTATAGTCATCACTATCTTTAGAATTATCTGTCGAGTGGTAATTTTTAATGATATCATAGTTAATAATATAAAAGTCAAATGTCGAACCCCATTTACGTCCTTCGACAATTAGTACACGTCGGTCTGAGTAGTTCTTAATCTCTCTCTCCCAGTTTATTTTTAATGAAGCGGGACATACTATCAAAATCTTTTTTGCTTCACTCTCAAGAGCACCAATAACCGCTGATGTTGTTTTACCAAGTCCCATATCATCGGCTAAAATGAATTTATTGTTTGCTAATAGTTTTTCGATTGCAATTTTTTGGTGGTCCATTGGTGGACGACTACCATATTTTGAATAATCAATTACACGATTTAGTTTCTTTTCTTCCTGCATAATAGCTGCCTTTGGTAACCACATAGCACTAAGTTGTTCGTTTTCAAATAATTTACCCCAAATGTGATACGCCTTATCGGATTCACATAATAACTTTTCACACCAAATTTTTTCGGGTACTGTTGGTAGTAATTTATCGTCGGCAAGTTTTTCACCAAATGTACTCACAATGTTAATATATTTTCTTGCAACCTTTGGTACCACAGTATGATATTTTTGTACATATTCTGATTGTGGTCGTGTAAGTTTAAAACTTTTAAGCTCTGTGAATTTTTTCTTCCAATCTAATAATTGATTATTAGACCCTTCATATGATAAAAGTATATTTCTCGCCTCTATTTCGGGAATCATTATTTCCATAATTTATAATATAAATAATAAGTTCGTAAAAATCTACTATTTATAAGGATATGGAAAACAAATTACCAATCACAAGACTATCTAAATTCCTTTCAAATGATGATTTTGATTTGAACGTCCAAATGGGTTCAGAGTATCTACATGGAGATTTGAATATGAAGTTGGTTTTATATCGTGTTGATACAACAAGAACTACGACTGACGATGTATATGGTGAGGTTGGTAAGGACCAAATTAAATATTTCCCACCTGTAGAATTTAACGGATTGGTTAAAATAGATGCACCAACAAATAAAACATATAAATCCGGATTGATTAAATTCAATGAGCCGGGTAATATTACAATATCAGTTTATATCAAACATTTACAAGAATTGGGTGTGGATATAAAATATGGTGATTTTATTGGATATGCGGAATCTGAAGAAAGGGTTAGATACTATCAAGTCACTAACGATGGTAAAATAGTTTCAGATGGAAAACATAGTATGTTTGGTTACAAACCATTCTATAGAACAATAACATGTGCGCCGGCACAAGAAACTGAATTTAGAGGAGTATAAAATGGCAATACCTAAAAGAAAAAACAATATAGAAGTATATGGTGCAAACAAAGATGTGTACAGTGCACCTGTTAGAAGACAAGAATTATTGGATAGAATTACTAAATCCGATTCATTCTTACCTGATTCTATATTACATGATGATTTAGATTTAGGTATGTTAGATTTCATTAAGGAAAACTTTAAAATAGTTTCAGATGGTGAACAAATTCCAATCATCCCAAAAATATTAACCATACAAAGATGGGCAGAGTTAGAAAATAGTTGGGAATTTGTTGATGAGGATAGAAATATAAAGTTACCATTTATTGCAATTATTAGACAACCCGATGTTCAACCCGGTACAAATCCTGTAACACAAAGAACAATTCCTGATAGAGATACTTTCTTTTATGCGTCCGTTCCAACTTGGAATGGTACACAGGTTGGTGCTGACATATATAGAATACCACAACCTGTTGCTGTTGATATTAGTTTCGAGGTCACAATTGTATGTACAAAATTTAGAGAACTAAATAAATTTAATCAAAAAGTTTTACAAAAATTCTCATCTCGTCAAGCGTATACAACGGTAAAAGGTCATTATATCCCAATAGTTTTAGATAGTGTTAATGATAGTACACCATTAGATACTATAGATGGCCGTAGATATTATGTACAAAATTACAAATTCACAATGTTAGGTTTCTTAATTGATAGTGACGATTTTGAAATTAAACCTGCTATTAGTAGATTCTTTTTATTAAATGAATTTGCAAGAGAAGGTTCACCTAAGAGAAAATCTCTTAATAGAGATATTGATGTAACAATTGTAAGTTTTCCTGCCGATGGTGTTCAGACACAATTTAGTGTGGGTGAAAGTATTGGTGTTTTATTTAGTGTATCGGTTAATGGTTTGTTACAAGAAAAAAATGTCGATTATTACCATATAGCATATACATCTAAAGTTACATTTGATACCCCACCATCAGATGGTAGTACTGTGACAATTACATATTATAAGGGTAGACAAAATACAATTGTAATAGACAATTATGGAAACATTTTACAAGTTTCAACGGAATATTTTGATTATGATGGTTCATCATTAATATTTGAATTAAATAATCCTATTAATAGTATTGTTTCAGTTGATATTAACGGTCTTCAAGAAGAGGAAGGTTCCGGTTATGATATTGATGGTATTAGAAATATTAAATTGTTAAGTGCACCTTATTTAGGTTCAAGAATTGGTGTGACTTATTTATTCTAATCACCATAGATATCTTTCTTTTTAGGTTTACAATAATCTTCAATCCACCTTTCTAAAACTTTATAAATTTTTAATCCATTTTTTTCACAGTGGTTTTTTAACATCTCGTGGTGTTTTTCACTGATTTTTACATTTTTAGATTTGTTTTCTTCCATAAAAGATAAATAAAGATAGAAAAAGATAATTTACTATCTTTTATGTGAAAAGTATCGAAATCTTTGGTAAAAACAAAGATATTTATAATAAAACTAATAAAAAAATTTTTAACCAAACATTAATCAATGGCAAATTCAAACAGAGTATTCGTTTCTCCCGGTGTTTACACATCCGAGAAAGACTTAACATTCGTAGCGCAAAGTGTCGGAGTAACAACATTGGGATTAGTTGGTGAGACTTTAAAAGGTCCAGCTTTTGAACCAATTTTAATTTCTAATTTCGACGAATTCAAAACTTATTTTGGTGGAACGTCTCCTGAAAAATATGGAAACAATAACCCAAAATATGAGTTACCTTACGTAGCTAAATCTTATTTACAAGAGTCTAACCAATTATTCGTAACAAGAGTATTAGGTAAGACAGGATATAAACCTAATATTACTTTAGGTATCACAACATTAGGTGGATTTTCACCGGTAGTTGCGACAGGTGCAACGTTGGAAGACCAATGGTTAGATAGCGTAATAACTGGTGTAACTGAAAATATGGACCCAAATCCGTTATCAGGATTTACAGGTAGCACATATTATGCTGAACTTTCAACTAAAATGGCATTTGATGGTGGAACTGTTACTGACTATATTTATAAAACTTATAGTGGTTTAACAGGTAACACTGGTCTATGGTTTGCGATTGGACTTATTCCAGATGCTGACATTCCAGACGGTACTGAGGTTATATCACCAATGACGGAAAAATTATACGAATCATCAATATATAATAAAAATTGGTATAATACATATAATGACGGTACTGACACGGTTTATTCATACTTATTTGAATGGAGTAGTGGTGGTAATTTCTTTGAGGTAACAAGATATTCATTCGATGCTAATTTAAATACAGATTATGATGGAATTGTTGTTGCGGCATTAAGACCACGTGGTTCATATGGTGCTAATCAACAATTAAATCTTCAAGTTACGGGTTCAACTCAAGTATCAATTTCTAATAATACAGATTTTGATTTATCAACTAACCCATTGGGTGAATTTGAACTTAGTATAAGTGGAGCAACACTTACGGGTGGAACTTCATTCATATGTTCATTAGACACATCATCTTCAAAATATATTAAGAAAGTATTGGGTGGAAAAGTATTCGATAAATCAGCATCTGATTTCCCGTTATACGTACATGAAGTTTATCCAAAATTATTGGCTACCGCGTTTGAAAAGGGATATGTGAGAGGTTTAGATGTTTCATCTTTAACAGACACTTCAGAGGGTTCAAGCTTTGCAACTGAATGGGATACTACAGTATCACCAATGGTCGTATCTGAAGTACGAGGTGGAAATGTATCTGATTTATTTAAATTACAAACAATTTCAGACGGAGAAGATGCTAACTTCCAATTGAAAATTTCTGTAATTAACATTAATTTAGACACCGCAGAATTTGATTTATTAATTCGTGATTATGGTGATACTGACGAAAATATGGTGGTATTAGAGAAATATTCAAGATGTTCAATGAATCCTGAAGCTACCGGTTATATTGGTAGAAAAATTGGTACATCTGACGGTGAATATGAATTACGTTCAAAATATGTATCAATTATTTTAGCCGAAAATCACCCAACAGATGCAATACCTGCTGGTTTTAGAGGTTTCGTTTCACATACTAATGGTAATGGTAATACATTAGGTAGTGTACTTTTTAAAACACAATATTATGACGCTGGTGATGTAACAGGTTACAGTACCGCAGGTGTACCAAATACTACAAGTGGAGATAAAGTTAGAAAAGTAATGTTGGGTCTTTCTTCCCAAGTTGGTTTTGATGCTGACTTATTGAAATTCAAAGGAATAAGTGGTGATACTGCAACTTATGGTTTTCATTTATCAGTTAACGCATCATCAATTGGTCCGGCTACAGGTACCACAATACCTTCATATGAGTTTCAAACAACTCCATACGATTTGGAAGGTCAGTCAGGTACTGATAATAAATTAACAAACATTAATTATCGTAAATTTACATTTGCGGTGTACGGTGGATTTGATGGTTGGGATATCTATAGAAATACGAGAACAAATACAGATTCATATGTTTTAGGTAGAGCTACTTATACAAGTGGTAATACTGATAATGGTGGTGTATTTAAGGTAACCACTGACGGTTCACCTAACTCAGATTACTACGCATTCTTACAAGGTATTCAAACATTTGCAAATCCTGAAGCTGTTGATATTAACTTATTTGCAACTCCGGGTATCGATTGGTCAAATCACGGTTCATTAGTTTCAAATGCAATTGATATGATTGAAAACGATAGAGCAGATTCGTTATACGTAATAAACGCTCCTGGTCCTGAATTTATATCAACTGCCGACGATATCACAGCTGAATTAGATAATATGTCAATTGATTCTAACTATTCAGCAACATATTGGCCTTGGATTCAAGTAAAAGATACTGATAACTCAACTCAACTTTACATCCCACCAACAGGTGAAGTATTAAAGAACATCGCGTTGACAGATAATGTATCATATCCTTGGTTCGCACCGGCAGGTTATTCAAGAGGTTTAGTAAATGCAATCAAAGCAACTAAAAAATTAACTCTTGACGAAAGAGATGAGTTGTACAAATATAGAATCAACCCTATCGCAACATTTGCTGATACAGGTACTATCGTTTGGGGTAACAAAACTCTTCAAGTTAAAGAATCTGCATTAGATAGAATCAACGTAAGAAGATTATTATTAAGAGCGAGAAAATTAATTTCAGCTGTTGCAGTAAGATTACTATTCGAACAAAATGACGAACAAGTAAGAAATGAATTCTTGAGATTAGTAAATCCTATCTTGGATTCTATTAAGAAAGAAAGAGGATTAAATGAATTCAAAGTTACAGTATCTAATGACCCTGAGGACATTGATGCAAACACTTTAAGAGGTAAGATTTATATCAAGCCAACAAGAGCACTTGAATTTATTGATTTAGAATTCATCATTACTCCAACAGGAGCATCATTCGAGAATATCTAATTTGAATTAAAGGGAATTTGGGGGTACTACGGTATCCCCATTTTTTTGCCCAGTATAATCTGGAACTAGTAATACTAGTATTTATATTAATAAGCTTTATTATTAATAATTTTCTAGTAAAATAAAAGAAATTAAGTTATACTGGAACTAGTAATACTGGGTGTTTGTAAAAAACTAAACAAAAAAAACGACAAAGTCAAATAATTAATAGAAAATAAATGACTTTTTTAAATATTATATATTTATAAGAAGTAAAATAAAGAAAAATTTAACAAATACAAAATGGCAGATTTACTAATGAAAATGCCGGTTCCATTTGAACCGAAAAGACAAAATAGATTTATTCTACGATTCCCCTCATCTATGGGTATCAACGAATGGTATGTTACATCAACTAAAAGACCTTCAGCTAAAATCACATCAACTGAAATTCCATTTTTAAATACGTCAACATATGTTGCTGGTAGATTTACTTGGGATGAAATGACTGTTACATTTAAGGACCCAATTGGACCTTCAGCTTCACAAGCTTTGATGGAATGGTTCCGTTTACATGCAGAATCAGTTACTGGTCGTATGGGATACGCTGCAGGTTATAAGAAAGATATTGAATTAGAAATGTTAGACCCAACAGGTGTTGTTGTGGAGAAATGGATTATCCAAGGAACATTCTTAACAAGTTTAGATTTTGGAACATTGGATTATAGCCAAGATGCAATTGCTTCAATTACTTGTGGATTGAGAATGGATAGATGTATCCAAGTTTACTAATATTGAATTAATTTTTTAAACCGGAAACCAAAATAGTAAATCTGTCTAATGGTTTCCGGTTTTATTATGCTCAAAAACTTGACTTTCAACTATATATTATATAAATTATAGTTTATGGAAGAATACAGAATAGACCCAACTATCGCATATGATGTAGTTGAATTACCAAGTAAAGGAATTTACTACAAAAATAATAAAAAATCTGTTAGAGTAAGTTACTTAACAGCTTCGGATGAGAATATTTTATCATCAAGTAGTTTAATTAATTCCGGTGGAGTAGTTGAAGAATTACTAAAAAGAAAAATTTTAGATAAAGATTTACCAATCGAAGAAATTATTGAAGAAGATAGACAGGCTATTCTAATATTTTTAAGAAATACCGCATTCGGTTCAGAGTATACCGTAACCGCAACTGACCCAAAAACCGATACACAATTTCAAGCCGAAATTAGTTTAGAAACAATTAAAATAAAAGACTTTAAATTGGAAATTAATGAAAATGGTGAATATTCTTATTTTATGAAAAAAAGTAATGTTGATATTACTTTTAATTTTTTAACGGTTAAACAAGAAAAAGAAATTGATGAAATAAGAAAAAGTTGGAATGGTATTGGTGTGGCACCAATTATAACAAAACAACTTGAATTTATGATTAAATCTGTTGGTGGAAATAAAGACTTAATGAATATTAAAAACTTTATTGATAGATTACCAATAAAAGATTCACAAGATTTTAGAAAATTTATAAACGAAAATAAACCCGGATTAGACTTAGTCCAAAATATAAATACCCCGTCAGGAGACACAATCCAAATTGAAATTGGGTTCGGGGTTGAGTTTTTTCGTCCTTTCTACGGAATATAGGAAAAATCAATTAGACGAAATTTTATTTTTAGTGAAAAAAGGTTTCAATTATGGAGACCTTTTAAACATGCCAATATATTTGAGAAGGTATTATGTTAATTATATTATTGAATTAGAATCAGAAAATAATTAATTGTTCTATTTATATGTATGGCTTCTCCAAAATCAATTAAACAAATAGTAAATGACGCTAAATCGGCAGCACAATTAAATGTCGATTTCGAGAGAGAGTATGGACGTAAACCAAATACAAACGAAGGTGCTGATTTAACAAATTTTTGGCTTAAAAAAACAAGTAATAGTTCATCAGCATCATCAGGTAGTAGTTCATCATCACCGTCATCAACTAATGAATCCCCAAGTGGTGGTAGTTTCACGGGAGGATTTACCGATGTATTAAAAGGTGCAGTTGGTTTAGTTAATAAAGGTATAAACACCGCAGCTAATATTAGTGAAGAGCTTTATAAGTCACAATTAGGAAGACCTGAGGATAATACCGCAGCATTAAAGGTATTTGATATTTTAAAAAGTGGATTTTCAAGAGATACCGTTAAAAAAATACTTGAAACTGCGGGCGGCGAAGCCATGAATCAACTATCTGCACAATCAAAAATATATACTGATATTAGTACAAAAATTGGTATGAGTGGAGAATTAACTAAAGAGTTAAATTCTGACATGATATCCGCACAGGCCGAAGCAAAAAAATATGGGTTTGAACTTGAAAATTTGGCGGAATTTTATACCAACATGTCTGATAGTAGTGGTAAGTTTGCGTTAATAAATAAAAAGACATTAGATAATGCTGCACCTGTTGCTGCACAATTAGGTAAAACAATGGGAGAGTTGGCAACAACTGTGTCAACTTTTGAAAATGTTGGACTTGGTGCAGATAAAACCCTTAAGTCGTTAGGTGAGGCTGGTGTCAGAGCTGTTAGTTTGGGATTAAATGCTCAAAAAGTGGCAAAGGGGATGGAAGAAAATATTGGTAAACTTAACCAATATGGATTCAAAAACGGAATACAAGGTTTAGAAAGGATGGTTCAAAAGTCCATTGAGTTTAAAATTAGTATGGATTCTGTTGCAGCAATCGCAGATAAAGTATTAAATCCAGAAGGTGCTATTGACTTAGCAGCCAACCTACAAGTTTTGGGTGGTGCAATTGGTGACTTTGGGGACCCTATTAAGATGATGTATGATGCTACCAATAACGTTGAGGGATTACAAGACTCATTAATTGGTGCTGCTAAAGGACTTGCAACATATAATAAAGAACAAGGAAGATTTGAGATTACAGGTATAAACTTAAGAAGAGCAAAAGAAATGTCAGCAGCATTGGGTGTTGATTATAAAGAACTTACAAATAGTGCAATTGCCGCTCAAGAAAGAATGGCAGCATCAACCGCCTTAATGTCACGAGGTCTTAATATTGAGGAAAAGGATAAAGAATTCCTCACAAATTTAAGTAGAATGGATGGTGGGGAAATGAAAATTATGGTTCCCGAATCAATTGCAGCTAAATTAGGTGTTCCAACTGAATTGGCATTAGATAAATTAGACCAAAAAACCGCAGACGCATTACTTAAAAACCAAAAAGAGTTTGAAAAAATGAGTCCGGCCGACATGGCACAAAAACAACTCACGGAATTACAACAGATGAGTAGAGATATGGATGTTGTTGCCACATGGGCAAAAATACAGGCTGCAAATTTTATTAAAGGAGGTGTAAATGAAGGTCTTGGTAAATTGGTTAGTAAAATGAGAGATGATATTAAAAGTATAGTTCCCAAAGCCGACGCTAAAATCGCAATGAAAGAAGGTGCAAAAGTGGCTAGAAAATTTGCAAATGGTGAAATAATTGATGTTGTTTCAAATTTAGACAAATATCTTGGTAAGACATTTGATTACGACACAAAAAAACCGTCACAAAAACAAGAACCATCAGTACAAAAAGTTGAACACGAAATTAATATTAAAGCGGCTGACGTTCCTGGTGATTATTATAAAGAAGTTATTAAAAGAAACCCGGCAGTATCTTTTGCAAGTGTAAATCCAAAAGAATGGACTCAAGTAGATATTGCAAATAAGAAAGGAAAATAATATTCATCTATTTATTATAAAACATAAATAAATGCCAAGTTACTTAGATTTCGACTCAACCAAAAAATTTAGAGATTTTATTATTGGGAAAACATTAAATCAACCTAATGGTCCACAGACCTTGACTAATTCTTCCTATTCGTATAATAATTTAAGTAGCTTATCAAATACAAACCCCGGTGACGTTGTTGTAAATGACGTAATGAACCGAGAGGATACTTTAAATAGAACATCTAACATTAATCTATACAGACCAATTTACGGTTACGAAGGATTAGATAGAGTTTTAGATACAAATATTCTAGACCAAACAGGTTTACCATTAAGATTATATCCATATTTTAATGTTGAACCACCAAATTATAATTTATATGGTATCTTAAACGCAAATGCATACGATTCCGAATCTAAATTATTTCAATTTGCGTCATCATATATTAAAAATAGTCCTGAGGGACCAATCTATTCGAGATTAACTCGTAATATAGAAAAAACGATTAATGGTAAGGTAAGATTATTAGACGCTTTAAATGGTAACACATCAACCGCACTTAATTTAGTTACAGGTAGAGAACCTTTGGTTGAATTTAATAATAGTATCACAGTAGCAAAAACGTTACCCGGTAAAGCGGTTGATTTTTTACAGACTGTTGCTGGTATAACTTTACCATTTACTGAAATTCCTGGTGACTATTTAACAAATCCATTAAGTGGGCCGGTTAATACTCGACCTACCGCTTCAACACAAGTTGGAAAATTATTGCAAGATGTTACCGGCGCGTTGGGTTCATTGATTGGTATTCAAAGAAGACCGTTAGATACGAGAAAACCTTCTGACCTTCTTATTGAGTATATGGGTCAAGGTCCAAAACAATCGTTATTCAATAATTTGGCGTTTTCAAAGTACGCTCCGAATTATACAACGACCGCACGTTCACAAAACACATCAAAAGTTTTTAATTTTATTGATAGTGCTGCACAAGGTGTAAAAAATATATTAGGTGTTGAAGCACCTAGTGGTGTTGCGTACATTGGTGATGATAGAGGTGAAGATGTTAAATATGCTATGGGTGATTTTAATGATAGACCTGTAAGAAGTAGTTACTATCTATCATTAATGTTTGATACAGTATCTGCAGAAATATTTCATAAATCAAAAAATATTACTGAAGGTGGTAAAATAGGTGGTGAATTAACTTGGTATAGTAAAAATTCAAAAAACAAGTTAGGTTCAAATAATGCCGAATACACAAGTCAAGAGCAATCAAGATTTGAAGATAGTCTTTCAACGAAGTATGGTTTTAGAGAAGACTCTATATTAGGTGAAACCCAAAGGATTTTAGATTCAATGCCATCAGACGCGGGTGCTGCACGTTCACACGTCGCAAATGTTATTGACCAAACAAGTAGAGTATTCACTGAAGGTGATGTAAAAATATCGAGAGGTTCTGCGATAAAATATACTGACAAATACTCAAGTGATGAAGCTGGTGTTGAATATTGTAGAGTATGGACAAAGGATAGAGGTTATATGAATTATTCTGATACAATGAAAAGAACTTCAAATATTAGAAAGTTTGATTCAAGTGTATTAGGTGGTAAGAGTAGAGTGTGGAATTTGAATATTGCACCAATGTCAAATGGTAAACGTTCATTTGACGGTTCAACAAATATAGTTGAAAAAAATCAAGGTTCCGGTGACTTTTACGCACAAAAATATATGTTTTCAATTGAAAACTTAGCGTGGAAGACTTCTAATACCGATGGGTTTAGAGTATCGGATTTACCGGCATGTGAAAGAGGACCAAATGGTGGTCGTGTAATGTGGTTCCCACCATATGATTTGAAAGTATCTGAACAAAATAATGCAAGATGGGAAGAAAATACTTTTATCGGTAGACCCGAGCCAATTTATACGTATCAAAATACATCAAGAACGGGACAGGTTGGATTTAAAGTAATTGTCGACCACCCAAGTATTATGAATTTAATGACACAAGACTTATTCAAAAATATGAGTGAGGCTGAGGCTGACAATTATATTAATGCGTTCTTTGCCGGTTGTAAAGATTTGGATTTATATGAATTATTGAAAACCTACACCACTATAGATGTTGAGGATGCGACATTAATACAACTTTATTTAAATGCTGGCAATAAACCAGACCCACAAACAATTACAAAATATAAATATATTTCAACACCTGTAACACAACCATCTGACGGTGGAACTACCCAATCGGTACCTAATGCTGAACCACCGGTGAGTTTTGATGCTAAATTATATTTTGATAATGATTTACCTAAAGTGGGGTCAAGTAATGTAGTTGCTAGTAACAACTATGGTGACCTGTATACTACATATCTTGGTAAAAAAGATAGTCGTTTAATATCGTTAAAAAGTGATTTAGAAGAAATTTTATATACAACATCATATAGTGGTAAAAGTGGAGAAAATGATAGAAAAGTTATTTTTGGTACGCCATATCCATTAAAAGGATTAACAACATTTAATCAAATCACTGGTAAAACTAATTCATTAGTTACGTTACAACAAAATTCAGTAACAAGTGGTTTTACCACAATGGAAACCACATTTACGGGATTGACTACTCAGGTTAGTGAGTTAAAAACTAAAATTGAGGGTGGTAAAGTTGAGTCTGTTAATTTTACAATTAAAACCGCAACCTCTGAAGTTGCCGATGATAATTATAATTATTATTTAGGAATTAGAAGAGGTAACAGTATATTAAGACACTTTATTAAATCATTAACAGGTAATGATGATATTGTTTCAAAAAAATGGCCATCATTGGATACGTTTAAAAAAGATGCACAATCATCTAAAACATCTCAAAAAATAGCAATACCATTTAAAGATTTAGGTTTCACCACAAATGGTACTTTAAATGTAACTTTTGAAACTGCCGGTGAAAATAGTAATATCTCAAATCCAACGGGTGGACAAGGTAATGTAAATTGTCATCAAAAAATAACAACAAAAAAAGGTTTAAAAGTTACCGCACCAATTGCATTTTTCTGTAGACAATCAACAGCTAAACTTGAATACACACCAATACCACCAAAACAAGAAGAAAAATCTGTTGAACCAGTAAAACCGCCATTTTCAACATTAATTGAATATACGGAAGAAGTACCGGGTGTTGCCGGTAAGAAACCAAATATTAATGTAATGCAAAAAATCATCATGAAGATGTTGTCCGAGTGTTACTACTTTAAGAAATTGGAAGAAGATTCTCCATTAGCATTTAAATCGTTAAGTGAGAAGATTAAGTATTTCCATCCGGCATTTCACTCAATGACACCTGAAGGATTAAATAGTAGATTAACATTCTTATTACAATGTGTAAGACCTGGTGATACTATTCCTGTAAAAGGTATTTCAAATAGTCTCGATATTGGAGCAAGAAATACGTCATTTGGTCCACCACCAATCTGTGTAATGAGAATTGGTGATTTTTATCATTCAAAAATTGTAATTAGAGATGTTAATATAACATTTGATGAGAACGTATGGGATTTAAATCCTGAAGGTATTGGTGTACAACCAATGATTGCAAATGTGTCATTACAAGTTGCATTTATAGGTGGTCAAGGATTAGATGCTCCGGTTGATAGATTACAAAATGCTTTAAGTTCTAATTTCTATGCTAATACCGAAATGTATGATGAAAGGTCAACGATTACATCAAAAATTGATGGTAAATCCGCTGAGCAATTTACAAAAGAATTTATTGACTTTATTAACAAACGTTCAGATACTGTACCTAATAGTAATGCAGATTCTGCCGGCGCTAAGAAAGGTGTTGAAGGTAAATATATTGGTAGTCAAGTCAACACAAAAATGTCATATAATCCACCTTTGATATATCTACCATATGAAATAACAGATGCGTATTTTAATTTATATGATAACACATATAATGAATTATTAAAATTATATGGTGAAAAACCTATAAGTTTATTCTTCTCAAACACATATAGAAAAGTTAATACATTTACAGTAAAAACCGGGGCTTCTGATGAAACAATAGAACTACTTGGAGAATATAATCCATCTAATGATTTATCATATCAAACAAGAGGATTTAAGGTTGGTATGTCATCGGCAATAAAAAGTAACAATTTAACTGAAATTTTAAATTTAACCGGAGTAATACCTACATCGTTACACTCAAATTCCGAAAAAATATTACAACCATATATTACAAAATTTGTTGAAAAATATATTGATGGAATGATGGATAAGAACTCTATTAAAATTTTAGAAGATAGAAGACAATTTTTAACCACAGCATTGGATAGTTTGAATTTTATGGTAGATGAACAATCAGATGGTAAAATAGATGGTAAAATATTTACACAATTACCATTAAATGGTTTTAATAGTACTAATTTTTATAATGAATACAAACCTGTGATTAAATTTATAAAAGATAACCACAGTAAATTCACAAGTAAAATTGTTGATTTTACACCAACATCAATAGATACGACTACATTAAAAGAAATTTTATCTGTATTCTTACAAGGAGAGAAAAAGAATATTATTGATTTATATAAAAAGGACATTAAAAATTTCCCTGATAAAATAACATCAAAAATTAATGAAAAACTAACTAAATTTATTGTAATACCAAGTCCGGTAAAATTTAAATATGGTAAAGTACCAACATATGATGTGAACAAAAAAGTTGAATATACATTTGGTACACCAACAACAACGGTGACATATGATACCGAAGCTTTAACTAAAATAATGGCGGTAAAAAATAAATTAGAAAGCACCTTAAACTATTATAAGAAATGAGTAGGCAATATTACAACAGGTATGTTGATTTTTTAATTGATGGTGAGTTTAAAATAGTACCGGGTGTTGAATTACCAATAAAGGGAACAGACAAATATCATCAATATAAAAAAGGAAAAGACAGATTAGATAAAATTTCACAAGAATTTTATAATTCACCGCTGTATGGTTGGTTAATATTACAAGCAAATCCAACGGTAAGTAGTCTTGAATTTGAAATACCTGACAATTCATATATTAGAATTCCATTTCCATTAACAACCTCTTTACAAGATTATAAAAGAGGAGTAGAGTTGTATAAATTATATTATGGCGAACAATAACATTAATGAACATGAGGATATTTTAATTAAGGTAGACCAAAATAATTTAATTTACGTCGACCCTAATAGTGTTGTTGTTGATGGACAAATCGAACCAAGAGGAATAAAACAAGAAAATTTAGTTACATATGTTAATTTGGAAGCGGACTTGATTCCAAGAACAACATTAATAACAAATGACGAAAAGAGTTCATTAACCTCTATTGCTCGTGGAACACTAAATTTCATGAAAAAAAATAACGGTGGTGATTACGATTCTACTTGGACCGATTCATTTTTTGAAAGTCGAGAAAAGATAATTAAAGATGAAAATGGTAATAATGTTGGTAGTGGTGAGTTTTATCAAAGTGACGATACAGGACAATCTTTTGGTATCGATAGCATTTCAATCAACATAAAGGGAGGTGGTTTTATACCACAAATTACTGTTAATTTTATTGATGTAAGAGGTAAAACATTATTTGAATCTCCTGAAAATTCTCCATACAAAGCGTTCTTTCATTTACCATGGCCAATATTTTATTTAACCGTTAAAGGTTTCTACGGTAAAGCGATTCGTTATAGATTACACATGACTAAATTCACCTCAAGATTTAGTGAAAATGGTAATTTTGAAGTAACAACAACATTTGTTGGTTCAACATATGCGTTTTTAAATGATATACCATTAATGGGTATTTTAAACGCACCGTACATGTTCTTATCGGAAACAGATAAGAAGGGTAGGTTTAATCAAAAAACAAATCGGATAGAAAAAACTATTAGTAGAACATCCAAGGGGTTTGTTATATTAAAGGCGGTGTATGATGAATATATTCAAAAAGGTTATTTACCAAAAGATTTTAATACAAGACCAAGAACTCTTAGAGAAATTATAACAATAGCATCTTCGTTAGATAGAATTTTAGAAAGAGAAATATTCGACCAAAAAGTTGACTTTAGAATTCTTTCGGGTATTAAAGAATTTGAAACCGCTATCACTTCTTTTGAGGATAATGTTAAATCATGGTCAACAATTCATTTAAGTAATGATTTTTTTATTAAAGACAATGTTACCTATTTTAAATTAACAACAGGAGATGCCGGTAGTTTAAAAAATGTAAAAAGTACGGACAGTAATAAAGGTGGTACATTAGATTACATTATTAGACAAGGTGGTGAAAAATTAAAAAATTGTAAATTACTTGTTGATAAAATAAGAGAAGACCAAAGAGCTAATTTTGACCAAAACGCGATAAAACTTAGTTTAAAAACAAAAATTCAAGATGTTAGTGCGTACATTGAAGAAAGTAATGGTGTATATGGTATCGCTAAAGAAAAAATATTATTTGATATTGGAGTAATAAGTAATTCATTTGTTACACAACGAGAAAAGGTTATTCAAAAGGTTGAGGAAGAAATGAATAAAATTATTCGTGATAAAGATAAGGGTATTGGTTTCGAACCAACAATTCAAAATATTTTTGCGGTAATCATGGCAAATGCCGAGGTCTATATTCGTTTATTAAAACAAACACATAGAAAATCATTTGAGGTTGGTGAAGAAAGAGCTAAAAAGATTAATAATTTAAGTGATGAGACAAATGGTAAACCAATTTACCCGTGGCCTGAAATTAAAAAAGTTTCAACATCACAACAAAAAATATTGGCATATCCTCGTGACCCTGATTTAGAAAAAAAATTAGAATCAAACGACCCAAGATTATGGCCTGAAATTGATTTTGTTGAAAATTACTACGCAATCGCAAGTAAAAAAGTAGATACCAATTCTGAGAAAGAAGGTGGTGTTCAAAATATAAGTTATGTTTTTTCTAATGATGAGAAAAATGTTGAAACACCAAAAATATCTTCATTATTTCAATGGATGAATTATCAACCATACTTATCAAAAGATATTACATCACTTATATATGAAATATGGGAACGTTCAAAATCTGTCACATTGGTAGATTCGTTTAATAACGAGTCAATTAAAGAATTGGCAAATGTTGAATTTGAAATTTTACAAAATATACTTGAAGAAGACATCGATGTTGTTAATATATTAAAAGAAATTAACACAAAAGATAAATTAGTAAGTAAACTAAAATCAACATCACCTTTTGAAAGATATCCATATTATCAAGACGAGTTACCAACCACGGAATATATTCAAGAGTTTTTAAATTCACCATTTAACATAGAACAATATAGTGGGTCAACCAAAAATGTGGATGCTGATGATAAATTTACAAAATTGGCGGACAATATTTTAAATTATAAACTTGAAGAATATAGAATGAACATCTACCCATTTAATTCGGGTAAGTATCTTTCATATGTTAATCAACCAAAATTATCAAAAGATAATTTTAAATTTGATGGTATACTAAGTGTTGATACCACTGAGGGTTTAGTAACTTCTAACGCAAAAGATTCGACATTTTGGGTAAAAAATAATATCACATATAGAGAAAATATTTTCTCACAAAAAATTAAGGTTAAAAATACAAGTGAGAACATTTTAAATACACCATATTTCCATAAACAATTGTATAGTGATTTTACAGGAAATACGAGTTCATATGGAAAATATGTGGGTTCTGCATACTTGTTATTAAATTCATTACCATTTATGGATTTATCTGATAAATGGAATGTGGGTTCGGGTAACCCAATAATTGCAACAACCTTAAAAGAAATTGGAGCGTCACATCATATTCCATATCACTTGGTTTTAAAGTGGGGGTCGATATATCACAGATACAAAACATATATAACCGAAAGAACGTCAGGTCGTCCAAAAGATATATTAGACGGGTTTGTAGAAGCTAATGTAACAACACCAATTAGTGGTTTAAATTTTTATGATGTTTTTGGATTTGATAACACATACTCAACATATGACTATAATACTTTGTCATCTAAAAATGTAAATTACGAAGGAACATTTGATTGTGGATTTCATCCTTACTATCAATCTGTTTATAACAGTATAATAAACGGATACTCAATATATGATGGTACCATCTCTGGTTTCACCATTCAAAATTCGTTATCTGGTTCATTACGTTATAAATCAAAGGTGTCAAAAGGTTATAGATATTGGACCGCGTTTGCTAATAACAAAATAATTAAATCAACTGATAATTTTTATACATTATTACCTTGTGATGGGTATAACGCATCATATAATTTAAATAACAATAGTGTTGATTCAGCAAGACAAAGTAATTTCCGTGTAATTTGGGAAGATACCGTATTAAACGATAACTACGATTCGTTATCATTCCCAAGTCATGAGGAATATAATTTATCATATAATACTACAAATGGAAATTTAGATAATCAATATTCGGTTAATGCAAATTTTAGAGAAATTTTTGATTTAATTGCGACATTTAATCCATTTATATTAGATGAGTTTGAAAAATTATTCTTAGACTTTGCCTCTGATAAAAATGGTGAACAAATCCCATTAAAGGTTTATAGTAATATTAAACATGATAATTTCATTTCCTTATTAAAAGAAATGACAACAATCACCGCCAATAGTGGAGATTCAAACGATTTTGATACAATAGTTAAATCGTTAAAGACAAAACAAAATGATAAATTAAAATCAATAACCAAAGAGATACTTGGTGAAAATAATTTATTGAAAATCACTATAGGTAATCCAAAAGAAATAGATGCATATACTTGGTCAGGATTTAGTGAATTAAATAATAATATAAATTTTAATTTAAATACATACGACGAAACTCAATATACGACCGGTACAACCGTAGGTGGAAAATACGTTCCGGGTACTATAGATTATTTAAAATTATATGTTGGTAACAATCCTGACTCATTATACGTTTATGGTGAGGAAACCGGTGTTGACTATTATAAACAATTTTTTATTACAAATAATATTGAATTAAGTTCAAATAATATATTAACATTTAGACCATTGATTCACATATTTGCCGGTTACGTTAAATCAGGTAACCCATTAACTAAATCGGTATTCCAAAAGTATATTAGGGATAATGTATTCACAAGTTTAACAGAGACAAATGGTGCACAATATAGACATGATTTATTTTTAACAACATTAACAGCGAAACTTGGTACTTTAAAACCAAAAGAACTTACACAAACATTAACATATGATAGAGGTTATAATGAGAATACATTAAAACTTGAATTATATAATTTCTTTAAATCGTTTAATGATAAATGGGTTGCAGGTAATTCATTAGGACAAAGGTTACTTATTGAAGAATTTTTGTTCTTGGACAAGGCAAACAAATACATTGGAAACGTTGCGTATCTTACATTAGATAAATTGTTGGCATTAGAATCACCAAATAACAACTCACAAAATCTATATGGTGTTATATCAATGTTAATCCAAGGTACCGGTTTTGATATGAGAGCAATGCCAGCATATGTAAACTTCTATGGTGCAAACTATCAAAGTAAAGGTAAAGTAAATGCATCTAAAAAGATGGCCAATAATTTATTTGGTACTTTCTTAGACGTGGATTATGAAGAATCATCACCTAAAATGGTTGTACAATATTCGGGTCCGACATCTAAACACCTTGAAATGAAAGATTTAAGTGATAAGAACTTATTCCGCAATGATAGTTTTGATATTGGTGATGCAAATAATAATCCACTAATTGTGACCATACCTGGAATTTTTAGTAATAGTGATATGGCTAAATCAAATAAGGTGGTTGCATTTGAGGTTAGTGTTGGTGACCAAAATCAAGGAATTTTTAAGAGCGTACAATTAGACCAATCTTCAATAAAAAATACTACAGAATCATTTGCGGTACTTGAAAATTTAGGTCGTTCTGAAAATGGTGCCGGTGCACAACAAGTAGATACAAGTTTATTTGACATTTATAGAAGTGTGTCATATACATGTGATGTTACCTGTTTAGGTAATGTGATGATTCAACCTACAATGTATTTCTATTTAAAAAATGTTCCAATGTTTAGAGGTTCATATTGGATTACTGAGGTAACACACAATATTAAAAACAATAATATATCAACATCATTTAAAGGTACAAGAATCCCATATGCGTCATTACCTAATCCAAAAGATTCGTTCATGGCAAGTTATCGTGCGTTATTTGATAAAATCACAACAAAGGCCGTGGCGAGACAAAACGAAGCGGATAGAATGGTGAGCGGTCTTACAGCGAATGAAACAACAATTAATACACCTCAAGGTAATTTAACAATTGACACTGGTGAATCTAAAAATGTAATTAGTGGTGAAAAAATTGTAAATGACGCGGGTATGAATCAATATGGTGTTAGATACAATGGATATAACGGTGAAAAATACATACAAAAAGTAACATTCAACGGAGAAGAATACTTTAGGGCGGTTGCAGTTAAAATGGGAAGCTCTAATTATGATATTGACCCTGATATTAAAATGAATATTTTAAGTTACACAAAAAGTATTACAATATCAGGTCCTGAAGATAGTAAAGTTATACTATGGAAAGATGTACAAAAATATTCACCAAATGGATATTATTATTCTTTAAGGTTCGATTTGTCAAATATTGAATATGCTCAACCATCTGACCATGTGATGAGTTCTAATATAACATTCTTTAATCCAAAAAATATGAAAAAAACTCACACTATTGAGGGTACTCTTGCTGGAAGCGTTATTAATGCTAATACTGTTGAGGGACCAATCAATATTGGACCTAATGTTACTGGTTATGGAATTGCAATATCAAACCAATTGGCTAAGAAATTAGATGTTAAAGATGGGGATGTGGTTTATTTTCAAATGGAATAGTGAATATTAACTAATTACAGATATTTATAATAAAAATGTTATGAATAATTCAAGAATTAACAACGCAATGGACCAATTCTTAACTCCAAAACAAGTTAGAAACACATCTAACGATGGAATGGAAAGAGAAGAGTGTGATATGGTAACAGGAGAATGTTATACTATCAGAGAAAAAGACGGAATAGTCGAAAGAATAAATAAAAAATATATTACCAACGACGGTAGACAATTATTACAAGATTAAGCCATGTTAGAAAACAAACTACAAGAAGAACTAAATCGTTATAATGCGATTAACAAATACGCTAAAAAAATGATAGTGGAACAAGAAGCACCATTACCACCGGCAGACCCCGCTTTGGGTGGAGCACCGGCTGACCCAGCATTAGGTGGGGCACCTGTAGATGCTGCTGAAATGCCACCAATGGACGCGGCGGCACCTGCACCAATGGATGCACCTGCGGACCCGGCAATGGGTGATACCGAAGAAATCGATATTACAGACTTAGTTAATATGACTAAGAGTCTTAAGAAAGATATCGAGGGTACACAAAACGACAATTCAACTGTTATCGGTAAAATGGACGATGTATTTACTAAACTTGATGACTTAGCATCTAAATTATCTGAGATGGATACTTTAGTTCAAAAGATTGAGCAATTAGGTGTTGAGGTAAAACAAATGAAACCTGAAACACCACAAGAAAAATTGGAAATGCGTTCATTAGATTCATATCCATTTAATCAAAAACCAACAGATTTCTTCTCACAAAAACAAGAAGAAATGAAAGCGAGTGGTAAAAACGAATACGTTTTAACTAAAGACGAGGTAAATGATTTTACACCAGAAACATTAAGAGACACATTTAACGATACAGGAGAAGAAAATGAAAATGAATTTAAGTTCTAATGTAAATTTCCTTATAGGATTACACAGCCAATTGAAAATATTTCATTGGCAAACTAAAGGTTTAGCAAGACACAAAGCGTTTGCTAAAACAAGAGATGCGTTGGAAGATTTGATGGATGAATTTGTCGAACAGTCCATGGGTCAATATGGTAGATTTCAATTAGACGATGAAACGAATACAATAGAATTGGTAAATATTGGTGACGTAAAACCTGAAGAAATGATAGAAACCGTATGTCAGTCTTTTGTTCAATGGACTGATAATATTGATGAAAAAGATACAAATCTTTTAAATTTACGAGATGAAATGCTCGGTTTATTCCAAAAATTAAAATACTTACTAACATTAAACAAATAAAAAAATAAAAGAACCGGATTTTACAATTCGGTTTTTTTTATGTATATTTGTCCTATAACTAAAAACATATATAATTATGTCTACATTTGATGCAGTACTGGCTCAGTACGAAAAAAACAAGAACGCCACAAGTGGCAACGCAAATCGAGTGTCCTCTGAGGACCGCATGAAGAAGTATTTCACCACCGTATTACCGAAAGGTTCTAAGGGTGAGGAAAAACGTATTCGTATTCTACCAACAAAAGATGGTTCTTCACCATTTGTTGAGGTATATTTCCACGAAGTTCAAGTGGATGGAAAATGGGTAAAATTATACGACCCTAAACAAGAAGGAAAACGTTCACCATTAAACGAGATTCATGATGAATTAATGATGACAGGTGTTGAGTCTGACCGTGAGTTAGCTCGTCAATATCGTTCTCGTAAATTTTATATTGTGAAAGTTATCGACCGTGATAACGAAAATGATGGTGTTAAGTTTTGGAGATTTAAACACAACGCAAAAGGAGATGGTATCTTGGATAAAATTATTCCTATCTTCCGTAATAAAGGTGACATTACAAATGTTGCTGATGGTCGTGACTTAATCTTATCGTTAACATTGGCTAAGTCAGGTAACGGTAAAGAGTACACAACAATCAATTCAGTAATTCCTGAAGACAAGGGACCTTTACATACAGATGAAAACATCGGTAGCACATGGTCAAATGACGAATTAACTTGGTCAGATGTTTATTCTAAGAAAGGTGAAGATTACTTAGAGATGGTTGCAAATGGTGAAGTTCCACGTTGGGATTCTAACTTGAGTAAATGGGTTTCTAACTCATCGGGCGAAGAAACAATGGGTCAATCACCACAAGCTCCTTCAACACCGTCAGCACCGGCAAAGGCTCCTGTTATTGAGGACCCACAAGCGGATGACGATATCGACGAAGAATTACCGTTCTAATATCACGGGGTGGTGAAATATCCACCCCATTTTAAAAACAAAATATATGGGAATTAAAAAACAAGATTTTTCAAGCATTGAGAGTGTTGTAAACAAATACTCAACTAAAACTACTTACAAGGCCGACAGGTTCTTGGATTTAGGTGATGCTTTCTTGGATGCAACGGGTATTCCTGGTCCCGCAATTGGTCACATCAATATGTTGTTAGGACATTCAGATACAGGTAAGACAACGGCTCTATTAGGTGCTGCGGCTGATGGTGTCAAAAAAGGAATGTTACCTGTGTTTATTATCACAGAACAAAAGTTTGATTTTGAGCACGCAAGGATTATGGGTATCCCTGTTGAACAAGAAGTTGACGAGGCAACTGGTGAGGTAACTTATTCAGGTCCTTACATTTTCAAGAACGATTTTGATTACATCGAACAAATTACGGACTTTATGAACGATTTGATGGATGCTCAAGATAAAGGTAACATACCTTACGATTTGTTATTCCTTTGGGATTCTGTGGGTTCAGTACCTTGTAAGATGACATACGAAGGTAAAGGTGGTAAACAACACAATGCTGCGGCGTTAGCTGACAAAATTGGTATGGGTATCAATCAACGTATTTCAGGTTCTCGTCGTTCTGAGAAACCACACACAAATACATTGATTATTGTTAATCAACCTTGGGTTGAATTACCGGACAATATCTATGGACAACCAAAGATTAAAGCAAAAGGTGGTGAGGCAATTTATTTGAACTCAACATTGGTTTTCTTATTTGGTAATCAAAAGAATGCGGGTACAACTAAAATACCTATCACAAAAAACAAAAGAACTATTAGTGTGGCTACGAGAAGTAAAATTTCCGTAATGAAAAATCACGTTAATGGTATTGCGTTTGCTGATGGTAAGATTATGGTAACACCACATGGATTCTTGAGAGCAAAAGAAACGGCTGAAGAAAAAATTTCCCGTGAACAATATGTTAAAGATAATTTAGATTATATTAGCAAGTTGTTTGGTGAAAAAGTATCTGACTTAAAAGACATCAAATTCGAAGATGTTTTAGATGCCACAGATTCAGACGAAGAATAGTTTCACATTTTAAATTAAAACAAATGTCCGTTTTACTTGTCGATGGTGACAATTTATTAACAATCGGATTTTACGGGTGTAAGAACTTCTTTTATAGGGGAAATCATATTGGGGGAATATATCATTTCCTCAATACCCTTAGAAGGTCTTTCGAAGAATATCACTTAGACAAGATTGTAGTATTTTGGGATGGACATGAAGGTTCGTCATCACGAAGAAAAGTTTATCATCTCTATAAAGAAAATAGAAAGAGTAGACTTCGTAGTGATGAGGAATTAAACTCATACAATTATCAAAGAGATAGAGTTAAACAATACCTTGAGGAGTTATTTGTTCGTCAAGGAGAGTACGAATTCTGTGAAACTGACGATTGTATTGCTTACTACACTAAGAACTCACCAGAGGAAAAGAAAATAGTCTATTCCTCAGATGGAGACTTAACTCAATTAGTTTCCGAAAACACAAAAATTTATAATCCATCACATCATAAACTTTATAGTGTCAACGATACTATTAAGTATAGTCATGAAGATGTCTTAATTGAAAATGTAAAAATCATTAAGATATTATGTGGTGACCCATCTGATAATATTTCAGGTATTAAAAATATGGGTATTAAAAGATTGATTTCTCTCTTCCCTGAAGTACAAACAAAACAATTATCTTTAGATGATATTATTAAAAAAAGTAATGTTATCTTCGAACAAGATAAAAATAATAAATTAATAACAAATTTATTAACCGGTGTAACAAAACATGGTGTTTTTGGTGATGAGTTTTTTGAAATTAACAATAAAATCGTTAATTTAGATGAACCATTACTAACTGAAGATGCTAAGGAAAATATTAACCAGTTAATAGGGGAGAATCTTGACTCTGAAGGAAGGTCGTATAAGAACGCAATAAAATTAATGACGGAAGATGGGATTAATAATATCCTACCAAAATCAGATGATGCATTTGCAAAATTCTTAAATCCTTTCCTAAGATTAACAAGAAAAGAAAAAAATAAAAGAATTATTAAAATCAAAAACTATGAGTAACGAGCAATCAATTACTAAATTCGAATTCATCTTAACATTAGAAAAAAATATTGTATGTCAACGTTTTTTTAATGTGATGGAACACACCCCTAAATCACGTCGTTCATTGGACCTTTATGATTATGTTAAAAATATTTGTGAGGAAATTTCGAATGATTTGAAAATAAAAACTTCCGATTACATGTGTGAAAATCAAAATTTTTTCCAGTCCTCTGATTATGTGGAAGAAAATTCTGATAAGGATAAAGAACAATTTTTACTACAAATAAAGTTGGGTGAGGATGTATTTATTGAAAGGATATTTCCGGCACATTATTTTCACCCAAAGGTGAGATATACCGTGGATATTCGTCCGAAACTAAAGAGAATGTTGGGCAACCTTACTGACATATTATCATCTGAAGAATTGGAAACAACTTATTTAAATTACCAACTTTAATTAACTTTTTAAAAAAATATTATGGAAGAAAGAAATTTTGGACACCTAGGATTTTCCTTTCAACAATCGTTGTTAAAGGCGATTATTGAGGATAGAAAATATGGTGATACCATTATCGAAGTTTTGGAAACAAAGTTTTTTGATAACAATTCATTTAGATATATTATCGAAAATGTGAAAGAATTGTATTCATCTTATGGTAAGATTCCAAATTATGATACAATTGCTCAAAAAATCATGTCGGAAAGTGGGAATAAGGATTCAAACCGTATTCACATTGACACGTTAGAGCAAATCAAAAACGATGACAAAGACACACACTTTGTAAAAGACAGAGCGTTGAACTTCTGTAAGCAACAAAATCTTAAAAAGGAATTAAAAAACGTTAACCACATTATTGAAAATGGTAACTTTGAGGAGTACCATAAAATCGAACAAATCATTCAGAAGGCATTACAAGTTGGTACCGATGATAATGATATTGTTGATGTGTTTCATGATATTGATTCGGCATTAGAAAAAGATTTTAGATTACCAATCCCAACAGGTATTGTGGGTATTGATAATTTATTGAAAGGTGGATTGGGACGTGGTGAATTGGGTATTATCTTGGCACCGACTGGTACCGGTAAGACAACAATCTTAACCAAGTTTGCAAACACCGCATTTAACAATGACTTCAATGTGTTACAAATCTTCTTTGAAGATAATCGTGATAACGTAAGAAGAAAACACTTTACCATTTGGACAAATGTTGAACCGGATGACCAACCTGAATACGCTGAGGAGGTAAAAGAAAAAGTACTTGAAGCTCAGGCTCGTTCTAAAGGTGTTTTGAAAATGATTAAGATGTCAAGTGATGATGCAACCATATCTAAGATTAAATCAAAAATTAGAAAACTAATCTCAGAAGGATTTGTACCTGATATGTTGATTTTGGATTATGTTGACTGTGTTAGTACAGATAAGAGTGTTAACGGTGAAGAATGGAAAGGTGAAGGTTCTGTTATGAGAAGTCTTGAATCTATGACAACTGAGTTTAACATGGCGATTTGGACGGCAACACAAGGTAGTAGAGATTCAATCTCATCAGAGGTTGTAACAAGTGACCAAATGGGTGGTTCAATTAAGAAAGCTCAAATTGCACACGTTATTATTTCTATAGCTAAGACATTAGAACAGAAAGAACATAACTTAGCAACGTTAAGTTTATTAAAATCACGTATTGGACAAGATGGAATTATATTCCAAAATTGTAAATTCGATAATAAAATGTTAATTATTGATACCGATAGTCAAAATACTTTACTTGGTCATGAAGAACAAAAGACACAAGACAGAGCAAACAGAGCGGTAGAAGCGTTTAGGGCTAGACAACAAAGAGAAAATCAAACAATTTAAATTATGACTGAAAAAATATTACAAGACAACCCAGGACGGTTTGTCCTCTTTCCTATCGAACATAACGATATTTGGAAATACTATAAACAACAAGAAGCATGTTTTTGGACTGCTGAGGAAATCGATTTGGCTCAAGACATTCAAGATTGGGATAACAAATTGAATGATGATGAGAAACACTTTGTTAAACACATCTTAGCATTCTTTGCTGCGTCAGATGGTATTGTTAATGAAAACATCGCATTAAATTTTGTGAATGAAGTACAATATACTGAAGCAAAAATGTTTTATGGTTTTCAAATCATGATGGAGAACATCCATAGTGAAACATATTCGTTGTTAATTGATTCTTACATTAAAGATAAGACAGAACAATTAAACCTATTCAATGCTATTGAAACTATTCCGGCAATCAAAAAGAAAGCTGAATGGGCATTAAGATGGATTGAAAATGGAACATTTACAGAACGTTTAATTGCGTTTGCTGCGGTTGAAGGTATCTTCTTTTCAGGTTCATTCTGTTCAATCTTTTGGTTAAAGAAACGTGGTTTAATGCCGGGTTTAACTTTCTCTAATGAGTTAATTTCTCGTGACGAAGGGATGCATTGTGACTTTGCTTGTCACTTATTCAACAATCACATTGAAAATAAATTATCTGAGTCTCAGATTAAAGAAATCATTGTAAGTGCATTGGCAATTGAGAAAGAATTTATTTTGGAAGCGTTACCGGTTCGTTTGATTGGTATGAATGCCGATTTAATGTCACAATATCTTGAGTTCGTTACGGATAGATTATTAATGGCATTAGGATGTTCAAAGGTTTACAATTCGGAAAATCCTTTCGATTTTATGCAGAACATCGCATTACAAGGTAAAACAAACTTCTTTGAGAAACGTGTTGCGGAATATCAAAAGGCAGGAGTAAATAATAAAAGTGACGAAAGTATTGAAGATGCTTTTAGTGGAGATTTAGATTTTTAAAAAATATGAAAGTAAAAAAACGCGACGGTTCCCTTGAGGAAATGAGATATGACAAGATTACTAAACGGATTAGTATTTTATGTCATGATTTAAATATGGAATACATTGACCCAACCTATGTTACATTAAAAGTAACGCAAGGTATCTACGATGGTATTTCAACAATTGAATTAGATAAATTGGCGGCAGAGACTGCGGTTGCAATGACCACAACTCACCCTGACTATTCTAAGTTGGCCGGTAGAATTGAAGTATCAAGTCTACACAAGTCAACGCCAAAAAAGTTTTCACAGTGTATCAAAGAATTACATTCATTCATTGAACCAAGAACGGGAAAACAATCTTCATTAATCGATACACAACTTTATAAGTTTGTATTAGAAAACAGAGAGGCAATAGATTCAGCAATTGTGATGGATAGAGATTTTGATTTCGATTATTTCGGTATCAAAACTTTGGAACGTTCTTATCTTATTAAGATTGGACAAAAAATTGTAGAAAGACCACAATACCTTTATATGAGAGTCGCGTTAGGTATTTGTAACTTTAATCTTGAAGAAGGATTAAGAATCTATGATGATTTATCCAAGCATTATTATACACATGCGACGCCAACGCTGTTTAATGCCGGCACACCAAGACCTCAAATGTCTTCTTGTTTCTTAATTGGTAACAAAGGTGATGACATCGATGGATTGTTTAATACGTTGGGTGACGTGGCAAAGATTTCTAAGTGGGCTGGTGGTATTGGATTACACGTACACGATGTTCGTGCTAAAGGTTCATATATTAAGGGAACCGGTGGAGAATCTGATGGTCTATTACCAATGATGAAAACATATAACGAAGTTGCTCGTTGGATTAACCAAGGTGGAAAACGTAAAGGTTCATTTGCAGTATACTTGGAACCATGGCACGCCGATGTTATGGATTTTATTGAATTAAGAAAGAATCACGGTAAAGAAGAGATGAGAGCAAGAGATTTGTTTTTGGCTTTATGGACACCTGATTTATTTATGCAACGTGTTGAACAAGATGGTGATTGGACATTGTTCTCACCAGATGAGGCACCGGGTTTATCTGATGTATATGACACACCGGAAGACAAGAAATTCACTGAGTTATATGAATCATATGAACAACAAGGTGTAGGTCGTCAAACTATCAAGGCAAGAAAGTTAATGGATGCAATCCTAACTGCTCAGATTGAGACCGGTGTTCCTTACATGTTATATAAAGATGCTGCGAACTATAAATCAAATCAAAAGAATTTAGGTACTATCAAGTCTTCTAACTTATGTACCGAAATTATTGAGTATAGTTCACCAACTGAACAAGCGGTTTGTAACTTGGCATCAATTGCATTACCTAAGTATATTGTTGATGGACAATTCGACCACCAATTATTATATGATGCGACATATCAAATTGTAAAGAACTTAAACAATGTAATTGATTTAAATTTCTACCCAACTGAAGAAACTAAGTTATCAAACTTTAGACATAGACCGGTTGGTTTAGGTGTTCAAGGTTTGGCAGACGTATTCTGTATCTTAGGATTACCATTTGAGTCGGACGAGGCTGATACATTACAAACTGATATTTTTGAAACAATCTATTTTGCCGCACTAACATCTTCAAAAGATTTGGCTAAACTACATGGTCCATACGAATCAATTGATGGGTCACCAATTTCACGTGGTGAATTCCAATATCAAATGTGGGGTAAAACTGATGAAGATACTTCAGGTCGTTGGGATTGGAAATCCTTACGTAAAGAGGTGGTTAACAATGGTGTTAGAAACTCATTATTAGTTGCGCCAATGCCAACAGCATCTACCGCACAAATCTTGGGTAACAACGAATGTTTTGAACCATTCACAACAAACCTATATGCAAGAAGAACATTGGGTGGAGAATTTGTGGTAATTAACCAACACTTAGTTAAGGATTTACTTAAACATGATTTATGGAATGAGGAGATTAAGAATAAAATCATTATGGAAAATGGTTCTATTCAAAACATCCCTGAGATTCCAACTGAATTAAAAGAAATCTACAAAACGGTATGGGAGATGTCACAAAAGAAAATCTTAAACATGGCAGCTAATCGTAGTGTTTATATTGACCAATCTCAATCAATGAACTTATTTATTAGTGGTGTAAACAAAGCTAAGTTATTGGCCGCACACTTACACGGATGGAAATTAGGTTTAAAAACGGGTATGTATTATCTACGTTCAACATCAGCTGTTGATGCGATGAAAGGATTGGGTATTGACACATCAACGGTTAAACCTGTTGAAACTCCACAAGTTTACGCAACACCAACTAACAATTCGTTGATTAGTGAAAGTACACCGGAAGTTGAGATGACAATTGAACGACCATCGGATTCGCCATTTGAGTGTGAAGGATGTGGTTCTTGATAAATTATAATACATCAGTATAAAGAAAATCCCGGCGAATGTCGGGATTTTTTTATTTATTACCATTTCTATATTGTTTATATTTATAGATATGGCAGTAAAATATGGAATAGAATTTCCTTTCAGAGAAAGTCGTGATGGTAGTTTTGTTAAAATGACAAATTCACCTGAAAGAGAAATTAGAACAAACCTTATTCATCTATTATTAACTAAAAAAGGTTCGAGATATTTCTTACCTGATTTTGGTACCCGTCTATATCAATATATCTTTGACCAAAACGATGCGGTAACATTTGGTTTAATTGAAGGTGAAATTAGAGATTCAGTTAAAAAATACATCCCAAATCTTGACATTACAAGATTGGATGTTATGTCAGCGGAAGATGACCCTGATGAAACACGTTCATTTAATCAAGATGAAGATGAAAGACTATTCAGAGTATCTGACGCTTCAACTAAACCATATACTGCGGTGGTTAAAATAGAATACACGGTTAATAACGGAGCATTTACATCTTCGGATTTTGTAATTATCAACATTTAAAATGGCAAAAAAGATTTCATACGCAACAAGAGACTTTGCGGGATTAAGACAAGAATTAGTAAACTTAACAAAAGAATATTATCCTGACTTAGTAAAAAACACTAATGACGCGTCAATATTCTCTGTATTATTGGACTTAAACGCTGCGGTTGCTGATAACTTACACTTCCATATTGATAGAGTTTGGCAAGAAACTATGTTGGATTTTGCACAACAAAGACAATCATTATTTCATATTGCAAAAACATATGGTATAAAGATACCTGGTAATAGACCATCGGTTGCATTATGTGATTTCTCAGTAAATGTACCTGTTCGTGGTGATAAAGAAGATGAAAGATATCTTGGAGTTTTAAAGGCAGGTGCTCAAGTATCAGGTGCAGGTCAAATATTTGAAACATTAGAAGATATTGATTTCTCAAATCCTTTTAATAGTAAAGGTGAACCAAATAGATTGAAAATACCAAATTTTGATAGTAACAATACATTAATTTCATACACAATAACAAAAAGAGATGCTGTTGTAAATGGTGCTACAAGAATCTATAGAAGAGTAATATCTGATTTAGACCAAAAACCATTCTTAAAGATGTACCTTCCTGAACAAAACGTATTAGGTGTTACTTCTGTTATTCATAAAGAAGGAACAAATTTTGGTGCTAACCCTACAAGTTCTGAATTTGAATCAACAAACAATAAGTGGTATGAAGTTAAAAGTTTAATTGAAGATAAAATATTTTTACCTGACCCTACTTCGGCATCAGATAAAGATAATTTTAAGGCAGGAACTTATGTGTCAGTAAGAAATAAATTTATTACAGAATTCACTCCGGAAAGTTATTTTTCACTTACATTTGGTTCAGGTACAGTTGACCCATTAGATAATCTTGATGATTATATGAATGGTTCGATGAAAGTTAATTTAGGAACTTATCTAAATAATATGTCATTAGGTACAATACCTAAATCAAATACAACATTATTTGTAAGATATCGTATTGGTGGTGGAAAAGATTCCAATTTAGGTGTTGATGTAATCACTAACATTGAAAACGTTGAATTTAATATTACAGGTCCATTATCATCAATTAATTCACAAGTTGAACAATCATTACGTGTAAGTAACGTAACACCGGCAGTTGGAGGTTCTGACCAACCAACAATTGAAGAATTGAGAAATATGATTGCATATAATTTTGCAGCACAAAACAGGGCTGTAACATTAAATGACTATAAATCATTAATTGAATCTATGCCGGGAGCGTTCGGTGCACCCGCCAAAGTAAATGTGATGGAAGAAGATAACAAAGTTAGAGTAAAATTATTGTCATATGATGATAATGGTAATTTAACCGATGTGGTATCTAACACATTAAAAAATAATATCATTAATTATCTTTCAGAGTATAGAATGATTAATGATTATATTGATATCGAAAGTGGTGAGGTAATTGATTTGGCATTAGAAATTGATTTAATTACAGATAAAAATTCAACCACAACCGATATTGTTAAGACAACAATTCAAAATGTAATTACTTTCTTTGCTATTGAAAAACGAAAAATGGGTGACCCATTATTTGTTGGTGATTTAATGAGAGAAATTGGTAATGTTACCGGTGTTGTAAACGTTGTTGATATACGTGTTTTTGGAAAAACTGGTGGAGATTATTCACTTTCTGAAGTTTCCCAAACATACAAAGTTGCATCTACAAAAGAAATTCAACAATTTGATATGACCATTAATATGAAATCTAATCAAATTTTTCAAATTAGATTCCCTAATGTGGACATAAAAGTACGTACTAAAACTTTAGGAACGACTACATATTAAAATGTTTTTTGTTTATAATAATAGAAAATCGTTAGCTTTCTATTTATTATAGTATGATACAAAAACATAGAATCTCTACCAATATAGGGAAAGACCAATTAGTAACAGTCGAATTAAAACAGGATTACGATTTTCTTGAGATTTTATCTTTAAAATTTACTCAACAAGACGTATATACCTCAATTTGTGCTGACTATGGCGTTGTTTGTGGTAGAATTACTGCAAATAATGGTTTAGGTATTCCAAATGCTAGAGTATCAATTTTTATCCCACTATCAAGTGCAGATGCGGAAGACCCCGTTATCTCTAAATTATATCCATATACTTCCGTAGAAACTCGTAACGATGACAATTATCGTTATAATTTATTACCTGCAAGAAAGCAACATGGTGGACATGAACCAACAGGAACATTTCCCGACCAAAGAGATATTCTAACAAGAGAAGAAGTTTTAGAAGTTTACGAAAAATATTATAGATATACAGTAAGAACAAATGATGCTGGTGACTTCATGATATGGGGTGTACCTGTTGGGGAGCAAAGTATTCACGTGGATGTTGACTTATCTGACATCAGTTGTTTCTCGTTTAGACCGGATGATTTTATTAGAAAAGGTTTTGGTCTTGATGATTTTAAATCAACATATGAATTTAAATCATCTTCTGATATTGATTCTTTACCACAAATTGTATCATTTGATAAATCTTTAACTGTTTACCCATTTTGGGGTAATCAAGATTTATGTGAATTAGGTATTTCAAGAGTTGACTTTGACTTGTCATCTTTAGGTATAAAGATAGAACCCACAGCAAATTTCATTGGTTCAGTTTATACTGACTCTGAAAATGTTGCAATTGGTAAAGGATGTGGTCCGGATAATAGAATGGGTGAAAAATGTTCATTGGTTACCGGTGGTGCAACAATTGAGGCTATTCGTTTTAAAAACGCGACAGATACCCTAAATCGTCCAATACTTGAAGAGTTTGATTTAAAAGAAGATGTTGATGAGGATGGTTCATTTGTTATGAATTTACCTATGAACATGGAGTATCTTTATACAAATGAATTTGGTGAGAATGAAATAACCAACGACCCAAATAAAGGTGTACCCACTTCGGCATGTTATCGTTTTAGAATAACAATGAAGAATACAAAAACGGGTGGTAAACATTCTATGGGTTCATATTTGGTTCCAAATATTAGAGAGTATAGTAATGAAGACACGGATTTATCATATAACTTTTCTTTAAATTGGGAAGATTACCCAACTGGTGCAACAACTAATGATGTGGTATTCAGTAATATAGAAGGTTCTTATTATCCAAAAGATTATTTCTTTAGA